CCTCTGGTGGGACTGGTGCGACGAAGCGGACGCGGCAGGCATTACCGACTTCTACGGCCTGCAGGCGCTGGCCTGTCGAGCCATGATGGAAGGGGGCGAATGTTTCATTCGGCTGCGTCCCCGCCGGCCGGAGGATGGGTTCTGCGTACCGCTGCAGCTTCAGATCCTTGAGGCCGAGCATGTCCCGCTGGCCCTCAACTCGACGCTCGCCAATGGCAACGTGGTCAGGGCTGGGATCGAGTTCGACCGGCTGGGCCGCCGCCTCGCCTATCACATGTATCGGGAACATCCCGGCGATCCGGCGGTGTTCTCGGGCGGCCACGAGACCGTTCGGGTGTCGGCCGACCGCATCGTGCACCTGTTTCGGCCGTTGCGTCCCGGTCAAATCCGAGGCGAGCCTTGGCTGGCCCGGGCGTTGGTGAAGTTGCACGAGCTCGATCAGTTCGACGATGCCGCCCTCGTCAAGGCCAAGGTCGCGGCGCTGTTCACCGGGTTCATTGTCAAACCCAACCCGGACGACACCATGCTGGGAGAGGGCGATCCGGACGAGGACGGTGCGGCAGTGGCCGGGCTGGAACCCGGGACCATGCAGGTGCTGGCGCCTGGCGAGGATGTCAGGTTTTCCGATCCGGCCGACGTCGGGGGGACCTACGGTGATTTCTTCCGCAACCAGCTGCGCGCCGTCGCGGTGGCCGCCGGCGTCACCTACGAACAACTCAGCGGCGACCTCACGGAGGTCAACTATTCTTCGATCCGTGCCGGCTTGCTCGAGTTCCGCCGCCGCTGCGAGATGGTCCAACACGCGGTCATCGTCCACCAACTTTGCCGCCCGGTGTGGCGGGAATGGATGACCCAGGCCGTTCTGTCCGGTGCCCTGACGGCACCCGGCTTCGAGAAGAGCTCGGCTTCCTGGTTGGCCGTCAAATGGATCCCGCAAGGCTGGCAGTGGGTCGACCCGGAGAAGGAGTTCAAGGCGGTGGTGCTGGCCATCCGTGCCGGGCTGATGAGCCGCTCCGAGGCCATCTCGGCCTTCGGCTACGACGCCGAGAAGATCGACCGGGAGATCGCCGCCGACAACGCCCGCGCCGACGCCCTCGGGCTCGTATTCGATAGCGACCCCAGACGGGTGGCGCGCACCGGTGCCGCTCAGCCCGGGATCGATCCCGCGGCGGACGATACCGGCCCCGAACCGCTATCCATGGAATCCGACAGGAAAAGCGCATGAATCAGCTTCCCCTTATCGCAACCCGGGTGCTCGGCACGCCCCTGGTCATCGGCCAGGCCAAGCTAGAAAGCATCCTTTCCGTGCTTGGTCCCCGCATCGGCGTCGAGACACCCGAACTGGCTGCCATGGACGGGGGAGCCCGTAGTCGGCGGTCTTCCCTTGTTACACCGGATGGAATCGCGGTGATCCCGGTGTTCGGCACCCTCGTGAAGCGGACCGGCCCCATCGAGGCTGCGTCCGGTTTGACGTCCTATGGCGATCTGGAAACGGACATCCTCGATGCGGCCACCGACCCGGCGGTGCGAGCTATCCTGCTCGATGTGGACAGCCCGGGCGGCGAAGCAAGCGGGGTGTTCGATCTGGCCGACATGGTGCGCGAGGTCCGTGATCTCAAGCCGGTCTGGGCGGTCGCCAACGCGGAAGCCTTTTCCGGCGCCTACGCCATCGCCAGCGCCGCCGAGCGCATTTTCGTCCCGCGAACCGGCGGGGTGGGCTCGATCGGGGTGATCGCCCTTCATGTCGATCGCTCTGTGCGGGACGCCATGGATGGGCACCGCTACACCACGGTGTTCGCTGGTGCCCGCAAGAACGATCTCAATCCCCACGAAGCCCTGGGGGATGAGGCGAAAGCGACCCTCAAGAACGAGGTCGACCGGGTCTACGGACTATTCGTAGAAACGGTAGCGCGCAATCGTTCCATGAGCGAACAAGCCGTTCGGGCGACCGAAGCCGGTGTTTTCTTTGGTGAAAAGGCCATTGAAGTCGGTCTGGCCGATGACCTCGGCACCTTGCGTGACGCTCTCGAACAGATGGCGGGCGTCATGTCCGCCTACAGACAACCGCGCCATACGAAGGCGTCTCTATCATCCCATCGACAGGCGGGCGGATCGCCCGCTTCCACCACCACGCCCACACCGACCGCCAATCAGGAGGAACCTATGAGCGAATCCATTACGGAGGCCGCGCCCCCGAAGCCGGACGCTTCCGCCGAAATCATCGACCTCGAAAAGCTCCGCGCCGAAGCGCGCGGAGAGGGCGCCACGAACGCCACGAGGGACGCTACTGCCATCGCCGATCTTTGCGTCCTCGCGGGCCGTCCGGACCTTACCGCCGAGATGATCGCACGCGGTGTTTCCGTCGATGAGGTCCGCAAAGCCCTTCTCTCCATGAAAGCCGACAACGACGGCTCCGAGGTCAGCAGCCACGTGCTGCCCGGCGCCGGAACCGGTCAGCCGGCGACGATTGATGACAACATCGTGGTCCGGACCGCCAAGGCCCGGGCCGCGAAGATCCAGGAGAACTGATCCATGCCCGTCCTTGATGAAGCCAACAATCTCGGTGACGTCCTCAAATACGAGGCACCGAACCTCTATTCCCGTGAAGCCATCACCGTGCTCGCCGGCAGCGGCGCGGATCGTGTCCTTCCCGTCGGCACCGTGATCGGACAGCGCGGCAAGTCCATTGTTACTGCCACGGCAGGAGGTGGTAATGCGGGGGACGGCGCTGCCACCCTGGCCGATCCCGCGCTGGGAGCGAAGGCGGAGGTCGGCACCTATACGCTGATTTGTGTCACGACAGCGGTGGATGGGGGTGTTTTCGAGGTGCTGACGCCGAAGGGCTACAAGCTCCCCGACCTCACGGTTGGTCAAGCCTATGCGGGCGATCACATCAATCTGACCATTGCCGACGGTGCAGCGGACTTCGTCGTTGGCGATACCTTCACGGTCGACGTCTCCGGAGACGACAAGGTCGTGGCAATCAATCCGTCCGGCGTGGACGGATCGGAGCAGGCATTAGGGATCATCGCGATCGATGTGACCGCACCCGACGGGACCGATGCCAAGGGGGTCGCCATCATTCGTGACGCCATTCTTGCCGACGGTGCGATTCAGTGGCCCGCCGGCATCACCGCCGGTCAAAAGGCCCAGGCGGTCGCCGACCTCGAGGTGCGCGGCATTCTGATTCGCACGAGCGCCTAACCCCCAAACCCCATCGCTTGAAACCAGGGTTTGATCGGCGTCGATGATGGCGCCGAAGGAGGACCATTATGGGTATGAACAACCCCTTCGACGCGCCGGCCTTCAACATGACGGCGCTCACGGCGGCTATCAACTTGCTGCCCAACACCTATGGCAAGGTCGGGCAACTGGGCCTGATGCCCATGAAACCAGTGCGGTTCCGCCAAATCGCCGTTGAGGAAAAGAACGGTGTGCTCAATTTGCTGCCGACCCTGCCCGTCGGATCGCCCGGCACCCAGGGGACGCGTGGCAAGCGCAAGCTTCGGAGCTTCAACATCCCGCATATTCCCCACGACGACGTGGTGCTGCCCGAGGAGGTGCAGGGTATCCGTGCCTTCGGTTCCGAAAACGAGGCAGAGGCGCTGGCCAACGTTATCACCGATCACCTCCAGTCCATGCGTAATAAGCACAGCATCACGCTGGAGCATTTGCGCATGGGCGCGTTGAAAGGCGTGATCCTCGACGCCGACGGATCCACTCTCTACGATCTCTATGCCGAATTTGGTATCACGGCAAAGACCGTCAACTTCGCGCTCGGCAACGCCAATACCAACGTCAAGGGCAAGTGTATGGAGGTGCTGCGCCACATTGAGGACAACCTCCGTGGCGAGTTCATGACCCGGGTTCATGCCCTGGTCAGCCCGGAGTTCTTCGATGCGCTGACCAGTCATGCCAAGGTCGAGAAAGCCTACGAGCGCTGGATGGAGGGGGCGGCGTTGCGGGACGATGTTCGGTCCGGTTTCACTTTCGGTGGCATCACCTTCGAGGAATATCGGGGACAGGCCACGGATCCGGACGGCACCGTGCGCCGGTTCATCGAGGCCGGCGAAGGTCATGGCTTTCCGCTCGGGACCGTCGAGACCTTCTCCACCTATTTCGCGCCCGCCGACTTCAACGAGACGGCCAATACGCTCGGTCAGGAGCTCTATGCGAAACAGGAGCCCCGCAAGTTCGAACGTGGCACCGATCTGCACACGCAGTCCAACCCGCTGCCCATGTGCCATCGGCCGGGCGTGCTGGTGAAGATCACGTCGTCCTGAGGTGAGTGATCCCTTCAGTCGCGCCGTCGACGCCTGCTTCCACCATCTCGGCGTTGCCGCCGTCTATATTCCGGACGGCGGCGTGCCTGTGGATGTCCGGGTGATCGCCAAACGCGCAGATGAGATTGTCGGCTTCGGCGACACCCGCATCCATGCGGCGACGGCAGTGTTCGACGTGCGAATATCCGACATCGCCACGCCGCGCCCCGGCGACCGGCTGACGGTGGACGGATCGGAATACGTGGTTCAGGGCGAACCGGTGCGCGACAGCGAGTGCCTGATCTGGACCCTGGATACGAGGCCGTCGTGATCTGTGGCCGCTCCGTACGCGATCCCTATCGGATTTTCCATGAAGCTCGCCGCCACCATCGCCGGTTCCATCAAGGCCGATATGCAGGCCGAAATGCGCGGCATCGAAAAAGCCGTGGCGGCCGGCGTCAAGGAGGCCGGCGACGGCCTGAAGGGAAGCTTGCGCAAGCAGGTGGTCTCCGCCGGACTGGGGACGAGGCTCGCCCGGGCC